GCAATTGTAAAAGTAGACGTACCAGTTGTTGCTGTTGCTGCTACTGTAATTGTTTCTCCCGGTTGAACCGTTACAACATCTTCAAGTGCAACTTGTATTGATCCACTTGCGCCGATTGGTATTACTTGGACAATTTGTCCATTGTCTGCAATGGTTGCTGTGGTCGCCTGTGTCAATATAAATACAAGAATTGGCAGACCAAGACGTCCAGTTAGGAGTCCCTAAAAGTGTTGCGTTTTTCAACAAAAAATAAATAATAGGTGTTGCATCATCATGGGCGCCTCCAAAACTTAAAAGATTTACAATTGATTGATTGGCTCTTTCTGTGATGTCATGTACATGTATTAAATCGTTGCGGATTGAAAACAAAGTATAATATGCTCCAGTAGTTACTGCGGTTGACACGTCAGAAAAGCTAGAACGGGGGCCAGTTAATCTTATTTGACCTTCAACAAATCCAGAGCAAGACGCACATTTAACACTTAGATCAGTTGTTGAGCCTGCAGAATAAGCAGTCATTGTAAAAGGAAAAGAAGGTTGTGTTACACTTACCGCTGTTTGAGTATTTGGGATTTTAATTGTATGAACGATCACGAAGTCAACATTATTTCCATCAGGTGGAATAACTTCCACTTTAAACACAATAGCACCGAAGCCCAAATATTGAATATCTATTTGAAATACATTTCCTTTAGTAGGGTCGAGAGTAACTCCAGACGCTCCAGTTCCGTCTAGCTTATCACCGTTCCAAGTACTTTGTGGAATAAATGTATCGGTGCTTGTTACGCCTTCTAAGGTAGTGGCAAATGAAGCGGTAACTCCTGCCCCTGTTGCGGTATAAGTTCCAGCTTTAGGTGTAGCGGCGTCTGCTAAGAATACAACTGTTGATCCTCTCGCTTCTGCCTTCCAACCAGTATAAGTTCCCGCAGCAATTTTATTAGCAACTGCTGTAATTGAATCACCAGAATCAATAGCAATATCAACGCCTGTTGCACTGTTTAAAACAATAGAGACATTGCCAGAGGTTGCTGTATGAGCGGATACAGTTAGAGTTCTGATTGCACGAACGCCACCAGTTACATAAAAAATACCAAACTCTTGACTGGTTAATCCTGCTGCTACTAAATGGGCATAGCCGAAATAAAAACCCGCTTCCGAAGTTCCAACTCCAGCTATTAAATACGAGCTATCAGCACGGGCAGGAAATAAAGCGGTAAATCTTCCAACAATGCCTTGCCCAGCTCTATATCTTAGACGCTTTCTAGTTTGTAGTGTGGCAAATGAGTAGGAAGTCGTGCCAGTTGAAACGGAGAATAAATTATTAGCTCCAGATGTTGTGGCAGAATTTGCACCAGCTATTGCTCTTCCCGTTGTTGTAATTATTTCAGAGGCATTAATCCCGTAAACAGAATCCACTTGAAATATTGGCGTTAGTGATTCAGTGTGTACTGATCCAAAAGGAAGTCTTGGCGAGTGCACAGCAACCTCTAAATGTCCTTCTCCCGTCGAAGAAAAAGGCACTGGATATCCAGCATCGTTTTGTCCTAAAATAGTAACTGGATTTAGTAATGTCATATAAATTTAATTTAATTTTATGTATTAAAGCCCTCTCGAAGGATCTAATAATTGTACCCAAACTTGAGAATCAGCACCACCACCATCAACAGTTCTTCTTGCTCTGTAAGTATTGGGCAATTTTATTGATTCTATGGTATTTGTGGTGTATGTATTTATTGTGGCAAAAGAAAGGGTTGAATTTAATTGGCCTTCGATTACAACTGTGTCACCCGCTCCAATCTCTACTTGAATAAAAGCAGATTTATCTAGATTCAAATCTGGATTACTAGCGGTTTGAGTAGCTCCAGTATCACCACCTGTTGTATTTAATATTAATCTTGCGTCTGACATTTCTAATTTTTAATAATCTTTAATATGACAATTACTTGCTCGAATATGTTCTAAATATGATGTCTTTGTTGTGTGAACACTTCCATCAATACTACTTTTAATGCCGCCATGTTTACTAATGTAACCATCGACAGTTAAATCTTCACCTTGCTTTTTCTTGCTTTTATACTCAGCTTTACCCTGTACTACATCACTGCCTCCGCAAGTAACTTTTCTCATAAATGCAATTAATTCTGGATCATTCCAATCTTTCATTTAAAAACTTTCATTTATTGTATTATTTAATCTTTGAGTCCTAGCATTCACTAACTCACTAAATGTTTTAGCTTCTCTATCAGCCGTTTTATGAACATCTTCAAGCTCTAACTTATCATCAAACTGCACCATTCCTACTTTTACTTGAGCTTTTTTAACATCAACTTCTTGTTGTTTAATGTTGACCTCTTGAGCTTTTAATTGTAATTCTTGATCTTTTCTTTGATTTTCAGCTTGTGCCATTTGTTCTTCTAACGACGGGCCTTTTGGCTCTTCTTCTTCTGATAATAAATGCTCCTCAAGATTTCTACCAACTTTAAAAGGCGAGCTAATAAAGGCCAGCATTTCTCTAAATGTAGCTTTATTAATGCCTCCAGCTTGTAAAATAGGCGTTGCTTGTGAAAAGAAAGCACTAATTGCTTGCATATATTCTAATCTGTCTTGTTTTGTTTGATTTTGATCTACACTAACAGTTGAATCAGTTTCAATATCGACGGCAAAAGAGCGTAATTTATCATCTTTTATTATTGCATCAATTTCCTCTAATTGCTCTGGCGTTACTGCATAGCCTTTTAATTTATCAATAAAAGGTTTCATTGTCGCTTCAAATCCAGCTTGTTGTTGTTGGTTTAATTGCTCTACTTTTTGCTCAACTTCTGGATCATTAGGATTTAGTTGTTGAATAGCTTCATCAAATAATGCTGCTTGTTTTTGTAAAGTCGCTTTTTGAATCTCTTTAATATTTATTATTTCTAAACCTGTTATTTTTGCCAATTCTTTTGCAGTGTAATTCTCTACTATTAATTCAACTAAAAGCCTGATTGTATCTCTTACAAAGATTTCAAATTCTCTTTTTACTGGAAATATCCTTGAGATTGCAAAGTCTCCTTTTAATCTTTGTGCTGTGGCTGTTTCACTCGCCAAAGTTGTACCTCTGACGATATCAGAAAGGCCAGTAATATCTCTAATATTTTGAATAACTCTAGCTTTTTGATCATTTAATTGATTGATTACATTTGCAATCTCAACAATGGGTTTAATAAATATAGAATCTCTAATACTACTTCCTGGTGTTAAGCTTTTTAATGGCGAGAAAGTGCCGTCGTTACCGTTAAGGAAGTTATCAATATCTGAGTCCTCAGAAATAGAAGAATAAACCCCTGTAAACTTCATTTGTCCAACAAGGCTTTTTATTCTAGCATCAATTCTGTTTAATTCTTCTGCTTGTGATTTATACATCCTGTACATTGGTATCGGCACAAGTGAGCAAGGGTCTGAATCACTGCCGAGCGGCTTTGCTATTGGGAAAAATCCCTCAAGGTTATAATTATCTTCTTCATCTTTTAATACTTTACCATCAAGTCCGTCCGAAATAAATAAAACTCTTTTGGTTTCCTTATCCCAAATTTCCCAAACCTCAGCTAGTTTAAATTGATCTAATCCATCTTTAGATGAATCTGTTAATTTTGAAAGTGAAGAATAATTTAAAGCAACATCATTTCCTATTTTACCAAAATTTTCAACTAATTGGTCTCTTGTCATCTTATGTCTAAAAGCTACCCATCTAACATCTTCCCATTTTTCCTCAGGAGACATTCTTACATCTTTCCAGTTCCAATATTCAATCTTAGGCTTTTTTGTAGTTTCATCAACTTCTTCAAACTTCTCTAAAACTTCTTCACCGTTCTCATTGATGGTTTTTTCTTCGATTTCTACAATTTCAGCCTCATCAAATACTACTCTGGCAATACCACGTCCACCGATTAAAAAATCATCTCGGGTTTTACCAAAAACAACATCGACATTACCTCTGTCTAAAAAGTAACTGATTGAGCGCTCAATCATCTCAGATATTATGCGGTAATTATCGTTATCGTCTAAGAATCTTCTGGTTATATTTGGATTGGGTAATTTTGAGAAAACTAAAGGTTTAAGCGTTTGAACATTTGCCCAGAATATGTTGTATCTAGATGATTCATTGCCAAAGCCGTCTATTATGCTTTTTTCATCTCTGTAAATTTGGAAATACTTTGTTGCTTCATCAATCCAATCTTTTTCAGTATTGGCAGCGTTTTCAAGCTCTTTGTTCCATTTATTTAATAAATTGCTAACTTCTTCTTGTTTTGGCATTGTTTATCATTTTTATTTACTCTGATAAACAACGCTATTAGCCTTGTTTTATTCATAACTAACCTCTGTACTTCTTTTATTGATAAGATTTTTCCTCATATTGTGAGGGTTAAAATCTTTTTTCCACTGATCAGCAATAGCCAACAAATCTTTTGGTAAATCAACAGTAACTGGCCTGCTCATAACTAAATATCTTAAAGTATCTAAAGCATGGTCTTCAAGTTTAGTGTCAAGATCCTCAGGCTTTGTTTTGTCGTACTGCTTTATAGGTATAGTCCTGATAAGATTTTTACAACTGTTTATTATATAAATCAAGGGTTTATTGTCAATACCTTTTAATCTTGTGCGGATCTGCTGCCAACCTGCAACCCTTTTATTATCTGCTGGCCTCCAAAATATACCCTCTTTGTTCATTTGTTCGTTTAAAGAAGTTCCAATACTTACATCAAATATTGCTGGATCAGCAACTTGATCCTGAATAGTCTCTCCTTGTTGCATTTCTCTGATATTTATAGCTATCTCATTAGCATTAATCTTTATGCCTTCGTTGGATTTACCAGTTGTTCCATAATATTCACGATAAATAATAATGGAATCTCTAGGAAATACTATTTTTTTACTACCGATATTAACTATTGATCCATCGCTAACAGCCCCCCATAATACACAAAAAGGAGCAGAAAAACCCCAGTCGAAAGCTCTTATCTTGTGCCAACCGCTAGGAATATCAAAATAATCAACTACATGAACATTCTTATCAAATGTATCAAAATAAGCCCCTTCTATTGCATCCCAATCACCTTCTAACATCGCTTTAGCTAATGCACCACCTAATCCTAGTAGTTTAAATTTGTAAGTCGGGTCATTCAACATCATTGTTGGGTTATCTTCTAAACGAGCTGGAATAAACTGTCTTACCATACCACCCTCTTCATCTGGCATTTGGAATAATTTAAGAGGAGCGCATAAGTCAATAAATGTATTTTTTACAAACTCGTGACCAACTCCACCAGGATTTGAGCCAGCTATAATCCTTGGTAAATTACCTATTAAATCTTTTGGAACATTTAAGCCACCAAGCCTTACCCTTCCTCTTAGAAATTTATAAATATACTCACTAAAGTGAGTTAATTCATCAATAAGTAATACATTGATTTCAACGCCTTGGTATTTGATTACGTCCTTTTCGTGTTGACAATGGCAAAGATGAATCTTAGCACCATTCCAAAAGGTTATTTGTGCCGTTGAGTAATTGATTGAGCATAGTTTTCTATTAACCATTTCACTCAAAATAGCAACAAATCCACTTGATCCATCTAAATGGTTTTTCTTCAAATCCTCTGATAATCTTCTGAATAGGAATATTTGAATATCTGCAACGCTTATTGCATAATATAGAGCTATAACCCTCATTGCATAGCTCTTACCTCCACCTGCTGCGCCACCATAAAGTATTTCAGTTGCTTTTGAGGTAAAACAAGTTGATTGTCTAGGATGTAAATCAAAATTCATTAATTATTAATTTTATTCATTTCTTTATTGACTTTTAAAATAAATTACTTGACAATCCTTCGTGAAGCAACGAACTGTTATACTATATCTTTGTTTTCAGGCTCTTTACTTAAACCAATAGATAATATAATAGGCTTTTCTTCTCTTTTATCATCAATTTGCACTCTATCTCCATATTTTTTAGGTTTCAATTTAGCAGCAACCCATTTTCTGGCTTCAACTCTTAATCTTGATCGGGCTATTACATCATGATCTGTTTTTATAATACCATCTTCACTATCGCAATATCTATCATTTTTACCAAAATCAGCAATATCAATAATTTCATCAGACAAAGTGTCGGCTTGGTCTTCTCTTGCGCGTGTGTATCTGTTGTTAAAATCTTCATGCCTTCTCAACCAATCATAAACGGTAGCAACATTAGGGTAATCTTCATCTTTACATATCTTAACTAACCCCTCACCCTCTACTATTCTAATTAAAATTTTATCAACCAACTCGGTATTATAATCAGTTGGTCGTCCTTTTCCTCTTTTTTCTTTAGTCATAAGTAATCATCCACCAATACAAATTATTATATTTCTCCATCATGATTTATTTTAAGGCTTACTCTTGTAATCATTCCTTTCATGATACATTATGTATTTATCAGAGGTAAACTCACCCCTTCTATTTTTAGTAGAATCAAATCCAGCATAGGAATTTGTTGATATTATTGTTAATAATATATCTAATAAAATCAATCTTTTTATCATAATCATTTATTTTTTATTACTTTTATCAACTTGATCCCTATTGGTCTTTTTCCTTGCTCGACCGCTGCTATATGTTGTCTTGAATAGCCTATTTTTTCACTAAATTGAGTTTGAGTCAATTTTAATCTTAATCTTAATTGTTTTAATTCTTCTTTAGTCATTATTTTATAATTTGTAGTGAGTTCCAAATATTAATTGCCTCTTCTTCAGAATCGCAACATTGAACTTTTACTTTAAAACAATCCATACATTTAACCCCATAAGCAACACTATTTACACTTTGGACATTATCACTATTACAATTTGGACAAGCTTCAATTACTAATTGTTGATTAAAATTTGTCATACTTTCTTTTTTTTAAATTAATAATTGGTTAACTGCCTATTTCTCTAATATATAAAATGACTCTTAAGAGTCAAACATTATTTTTAATTATTTTACTTTTGTTTCCTTCCATCACTTAATTTAGGGTCTTCAATATGTTCAAGCTCTATCTTTAAAGACTGTAGGCTTTGTTCCTCGTTAATCTTTAGCTCTAATCTGTGTTGGTGGTTCTTGTGTGCTTTTTTTATTAGTTCTTCCTTAGTCATTTTATTTTATAATTAGTTATTAAAGTTTCCAAATCCAACAAATAATGTTAAATATTAGTCCCAATCCATTGGATAATAAGGCAATTAATGAACTAATCCAGAAAGGAATTTTAATTTCATGCCCTTTGAGTTGTGATAAAACAAATTCTAAATTACCATCAGTCCAGTCAAAATATAAATAGACTGGAAAAAGTAAAAAAGATAATGCAATTATAATTATTAAGCCATTTTTATTTTTCATAATTGCCTCCTTTTTTAATTATTATCTAATTTATCCAAAATTTCACAAATTATATTATCTTGTTCATAAACGTTAAAGTCTTTAAAATCATATTCAACATGGTCTATTATTACTGATAATAACGGTAATCCGTCTTTGTCTTTCATGTCTAATTTTATCTTATTAAAACAAGAATTAATTCTTGATTCTAAATGTTTATTTTTAAAATCATTAATGTTGATTAGATTTGTCATTTTTTAAAGCTATTGTTTTAATATTACTTATCTTCGATTTAGGCTTTAAGGGTGCTGTAAATTTAGGCTCTTGCGCCTTTTCTTCTCTTACTAACTCACCTTCACCAACTGAATTAACCCTTGATCTCATTGGAGAATCGTTTGGTGTATTATGATTCCTTAAATCTTCTTGTCCTTGTGATCTTCTCATATTATCTCCTTTATTTATTATTGTATTGTTCAATGTCTAAAGCTTCATGAATTTTATTAATCGTTAAAGCATTAGGTACTCTATCGCCGTTTAATAAATTATATATAGTTGCTCTTGATATATTAGCATTCTTAGCAATTCTAGCAATATTATGTCCCTTTAAAGACTCTTTTAATAGTTTAGTAACATTCATTCTTAACTGTAAATCTTGCAATCTTCTCATAATTTTTTTTTAATTTAAATAAAAATTGTTTAATAAATATATTATTACATATTCTTTTAGAAAAGTCAACAATAAATTATACATTTATTTAACTATTGATTTAAAAGGCTTCTATATAATATTGTATTATAATTATACAATAAATTAAACATAATTGATTATTGTCTAATTTATTGTTGACATATCTAATTTAATATATTATAATTACTTTAATACTTAATTATTAACTTAAATAAATAAAAATTATGAAAAACTTAATGAGAATTTATACATTATTAATGATTTTAGGAAAAGAATCAGAGTGGCTTGAATTAGTAGATTCATTGAATTTTGGAGCAAATAAAGCAATGGGTAATTATATTACTAATATTGAAAGTAGAATAACAAACATATAAAGGAATTTATGAAAATGAAAAATTTAGAAATGATAGTATTTGTTTCATTTACTTTTATAGGATTAAGTCTCTTTGCTTTTGCTCTCAACAAAGGTTTGAGTAGATGTGATAATTTACAAAATGAAGAATATATTTATTGTGCGAGGTAAAAATGAAAATGAAAAAAATAGAAGTGACAGAATTTGAAAAATTAAGTAATGAGTTTGATGAATTATTCTATAAGCTTACAACTTATGAGAATTTGCCAGACGGGGGCAAGTGGGAAACTCGCTACATCACTTTTGAAAATGATGGCTGCACGGTTGAGCAATTAAAATTGTGGATTAAAGAATTAGAGGATGAAATCCAAAATAAAAAAAATATTGAGCAACAAGAAGACGAAGAAGAATTATATGACTTAGAGCCTTACGGTGATACTTATATTCAATATTGGGGGTAATATGATAAAAAGACCAAAAATAACGCTTGAATATATACTATCTTTGGATGAAAAGGGTG